ATTGGGTCCGGCCCATAAGGAGCAAATCGTAGGGACACTAATGTACTATACGCTTTCGCCATAATACTCTCCTTTCCATCAAGCCAATCCCATTCATAAACGAATCATAAAAATAGCGAAAAAAAAAGACACCCGTAATTTCTTACGAGTGCCATCTTTGCGTTAATAGAGCCCGTACAGTCTGTCTGTAATATACTCTACCGTCTTTTGATCTGCCTCTTTGCCGATGTGTTTAACCCTTATCCACCCCTCGTAATCCATTGGATCTTCCGGTGCAGCATTTTCTCCTGTTCTGCATTCATGATCCACAATTGAAATACGAAGTTTCTTGTCATCGCCATCGGGAAATTCAGCATCAATTTCAATATGTATATGTTTGGACATATTGCATCCTCCTTTCTTATGCTATTAACAGCACGTAATTAATAGCGAAAGAAAAGAGACCCAGATCTTTCGATCTGAGCCCCTTGCCCGAAACCTCCTATCTTATCACTATCTATCCAATAAGTTTCACTATCTTACTCCAATTCTTCTTGCTAGGTTTTGTTTTACCTGTTATCCAGCAAGATACCGCGCTTTCTGTAACGCCGATCGCTTTTGCGAGTTCGACGGTATTATAGCCGCACCTCACCATAACATTGTAAATAAAATGTCTAGCTGTTAATTCGTTCTTCATAGTAATACCTCCATTTTTTTGTTTTAAGAACTGGTTTTAGTTTCTATAATAAGACGAACTTTTGACGCGAACGGGTATTCAAAAAAAAAAAAGACACCCGTAATTTCTTACGAGTGCTAATTTCTTAGTAATACCTATTCATGATATCTTCATACTTAACGTCTAATATATCGGCTATTTTTCTTACCACATCTCTTCTTGGCTGAAATGCTCCACGTATCCAAAAATTCACGGTACTGATATTGCAATTTGTCATCCTTGCAAAATCCTCTCGTTTAATTTCTGAATTGATCAAAGCCATTCTTAGCCAAACTCTGAATGACGGGCATATTCCAAATAATGCCGTATTGTCGATCGTTAATAACATATTAAATACCTCCTTTCTTATACTATTAACAACACATAATTAATAGCGAAAAAAAAGACACCCAGAATTTTCTGAGTGCCCTCTTTGCGTTAGATCTCAAACCCAAATACAATACCAATGTTGAGCGCCATTGATCTGGCTATCTGTCTTGAATCCCAGTTGTCGTTAATCGGAAACTCGACAATTGTCGGCGGATTTACAAGCGTATCCATTCCTGCCGGAGCTGCCTGTCCCTCAAAGCGGCATGACCACTTATACGTATCGTCGCTGGACGTATGACCCTCTTTTAATTCTCCGTTAATAGAGATCATACGTGTAGCGTAGATCTGATTAAGTGCATCAATACCTTTCAAGGTAACAACGCCCCGAACGGTACGATAATACTTTTTATCCTTTATAACGTTCGTCAGTTCCCTTTTAAGCTGATCGTCAAAACTATAACTAATCATAACATACCTCCTTTTATTATAAAAAGTTTTACAATCTATGCTATAATAGCACCAGAATAAATCGCTAAAAGGACAAAAAAAAAGAATCGAAGAAATCCAGGCGAGGGGGATAAGCATTAATGCGCGAACACTTATACTTGAAACCCCCTGCCTTGAAATGTTTTTCAGGAATTTTCCCCCCGGGAATTTTCAGGATCTGAATCTGGACTTCCTTCAACAATGACCTCAAATGAAATATAACGTGACTTCTCGATCTCGGGTAAGTCCTTTTCGAACCTAAAGCCTAAGAGCTCTTTAGTTGGGTCATCGTAATTTATCGTGAGAGTACCTACCCGATTGATCTTTCTAATGCGGCCTCTAACATACCCAATTGCAAAGCCAACAATGAGTACGCAGAGACCGGTTAGAAAATAAGTCAGGTAGGCCAACACAAGATCACTCATCGACGGTCACTGTCTTGTTTTCCTCGTTCTTGAGCACGCCATCACCATGGCAATGCGGGCAGCGATGGAAACCTTCAACGCCCTTACCTGCTTCCTGAGTGTAACCCTTGCCCTCGCACCACGGGCATTCTGTAGTTGTTTTAACCTTAACTGTTTTTGTTGTAGACATAACTTAATCCTCCTGTAAATATCAGTCGAGCGTTACAAGCTCGCGGCCGAACTCGTCGATCATAACGTTGGTCAGGCTGGTCGCGCCAAGAGCAAACGCATCTGTAGCCAGTGTGTATACCAGCTGTGCAACTTCACCACCAATAATTCCGGAAGCAGTGATTGTTGTACCGTTGTCGATTGCGCTAACAAGGATGACTTCCTCGCCGTCAACCTTTACTACTGCAGCAAGCAGGTCTTCTTTAGTAATACGTCTCTTCGGACGGCCGATCGTACCGGCAGTTTTATCAATTACAAATGTTCTGAAATTAGAATCTTCGTACTTAAGGAACTTTCCCATAGTATCTCACTCCTTTGTGTAAAAATATAACGGAACTTCATCTGCTGAGTTCCAGTTGTCATTGTTGTTAGCAAGAGCCATAATATCAGCAGCACTAAGGCCGCTTCCATCTCCTAAAGACATTTATTGTCCTCCTATAGAAATGTAATGAAATGTGTTGACGCGTTCCATATTCAGTTGTAAAGGTGCAAAAATATAAGAGCCATCTACTCAACGGAAGAAAGGATTATCGGGTCTGCCGTGCCCCGCAAAGGAAAGACCGTTTTAGTAAGTAGATGACTCTTATTAACTTAAGGAATGAATATGAATGAGAAATTGTCTAAATGGGCGTTTAGGTTACTACTGTAATCGTACACGATGCTTGCAAGTCTCCGCAGAATGCCTTTACAATGCTTGTACCTTCCGACACACCTGTGACAAGTCCACCTGATACAGTAGCCACGGATGTTGCTGACGATTTCCATGTAGCACGCCACTCAGGATAAGTCACATCATCCGGATACTGCGTAGTAAAAGACGGTTCTAGCTGTACCGTATCGCCAACTGATACAGTTACTTCACTCTGATTTAGAGATATTCCAGTACACGGATTTACATGTTCTACAAAAGGCACCGTATATTTCTGGATTTGTTCATCCTCTCCGATTTTCCAAACGTCAATCTTTGAACTATTTTTATCAATGTTGATAAAATAAAAAGGACAAGCATCATACCTGTAAGAGTCAAAAATAACTGTAGGTATCCCGCCGAAATAATTGTACCAGTCTACATGTGAGTGACCGTGAAGCGAGCAAAGCAAATCTGATGTGCAAGCAGAAAAATCATAACTGTGTGTTACACCTGCGGAATCCGTGATTGTGCCTGATGTCTTGTTTTTTCTGGCACGTAAGACCTCGTGAAGCGGAGTATTATATGCGGCACTGCTTGTTCCTATATGCCCATCAATTACAACTCTGTGAGCATTTCCATCCACCGATGGATAAATACTGTTGAATGTGCCAGCGGACGGCTGTATATGAGATAAAATCACAATGTCATAATTTTCAACCGTCTCCAGCATATCAATTAGCCATTCTAGTGATGCGCCAGAAATATTAAAACGATAATATGGTGCGCCTGATGTATAGTCCCACGAACCAATACATATATATCGGATTCCACGGTCAGCATCTATCATTGTTTCAAACCCTCGATGCTGATACCTCACATTGCCGTTATATGCAGAGTTGTTAAAATACGTGTCAAACATCGCATCCATGGCGGAATCATTATCCGTAATGCCCTGCACATCGTGATTTCCCGCAAGGTTTATCTGCTTTTCTATTGGAATCGGAGCAAGCGTTGTCTGCATAGCAGAAAGAACATTCGCTTTGTATGTTGATCCACAGACATCTCCGAGATTCAAATTTGCTGATGCTTCTGACCAATTAACTGCCTTTGAGAGATAACTGTACAGCGCTCTGCCATGTGGTTTTGCCGCTATCAAATCGCTCAAATACCCGTGTTGGTCTGTTGTCAGAACGAGCGGTATTATTTCGTCATCAGCCCTGTAAGCGTTAGCCCATGCGTTCCTTGCTGTCAAAATAGCATGCTGATATTCGGTATCGTATTCATCGTAATCTTCGCTTGAACCACCAGAAAAAATTTCGACACCGTATTTGTCATAGGCTTTCGAGAGTGCGTTTCCACTTTTATCATAAATGGTCAGCAGTACATTACCGTTTTTGTCGTATACGCTCATGCTACACCGCCTTAATCATTGATGTTATGTTTGCCGTAATACTGTGTATTTGCACCTGCAAAGATAATATCACCCTCGGCAACTCCATCAGGAAGGATAGAGCCAGCAAGTGGTTTACACCAATAGGCATAACAATCATCCAAGTCTAATAGTGGTAATGTAAAAGCTACCCCATTAGACCTCATGTCATTTGGGCTATATCTATTAAATTTCCAAGTCTTCTCGGCGTTCGCAGTAATAGAACTATATCCTGCACCAGTATCATCTCTAAAAAGAGAGTTCTTTGCTTTTGCCCCAGAAGGCCAGGAAACGCCATTACTCCTCGTATTTGCATCAGAAATGTAGTAGTTAAGTCCAGACCACCCATTTGTATTCATATAATCATTGGTGGAATCGTAATACTGGCAATCTTCGATTGCGCTTTCGCTGAAAAGATACTCATATTTCTTTGTTACACCAAATCCATTGTAAGAAGGAGTTGTATAATCTGTATAAATGTATGCGTTCTGTACAGCGATTACAGGTGCGGTAGTGTAGGTGCTGACTGTCACAGTAAATGTGGTAGTCTTTCCACCATAACTGACAGTGATAGTGCTTGTTCCCTCAGTAAGCGTCCCAGATAAGGTGTAATCCGTAACAGGTCTTGTTGTCTGGTCGCTCATGAGGGCAGTAATAACAAGGTCAGATTTAAGACTATCGAGAGAATCAGTATCATAAACCGTTCCAGACTGAGTATAAACCGCAGAAATGCGCACAAGATCGGCAGGTGGATAAAGAGCATTGTACAAAGCGGTAATATACGTTTGTCCTGTCGGGTCATCGTCGTCCCACGCAATATGATTTACAACGTTCATGAGCGCAGTCTTGACCGCATCCGTCAGACCACTTCCACCGCCTCCGGCTTCGAGTGCCTCAACACGTTCGTCTAAGTCTTCTAAATCAGCCTTTATTTCATCATCAGCCGCTGTTAGACCTTTAATCCTCTGCGCATACGGCGTTAAAACCTCTTTTAAATCAGAATATAAACTCATTTAATCCTCCTTAATCTAGCAGGTCAATGAGCTCGGCTTTCTCTGCCGAAGACAAACCTACAGACTGCCCGTCCCCGGAAATAGTAATCTCTACAACTCCGTTTTCATTAGGTGTAACCGGGTCGCTTCCGTTGATACTCACACCCTTAACGTCTGTCGTATCGGCAGCCTTGATAATATCAATGATGTTGACCTTGTTACCCTCGCCGTCATAGACCCAGCCAGAGATTGGGGACATGTGGTCGTAGTTCTGAGTATTGCCATGAGTGCCTCTGAGAAGGTCTGCAATGTTAACAAGATTACCATCGGCATCTGTAAAATTTCCATTAATAATAGCCATCACACCATCCCCTTAAACATTTCATAAGTTGCACGATCAATCCTTCCAGTCTGGAGCATCATATCCAATGCCTGAGCTGGAGTCTGAATACTAGGATCGCCAAGCATGTTCTTTGCCGTAGCTGCAGGATCAAGATTCGGATTCTGCTTCTGCGCACCCTGCATAAACATCTTTACGGCATCAATTGGGTTCATTCCCATAGTTTCCCTCCTTACTTAGAAAAATCCTGCCATGCAGACAGGAGCTTGTCGATCTTGCTATTAAGCTGGTTGAATTCTTCCTTGGTTACATAAGGCCCTTCAATCGTTTGGGGTGGCGGAGTGGTCTCATTAATCTCCCAAGTTCTGTCCGGCCTAGCAAAGCCGTTCTGATCTCTGGACCTCATCTTAAGTGTTGTCATACCCTGATCCAGGAAGAACATGCTGCTGTTCGGAGCAAGATTGTATGAATCGGCAAGCGAAATATCACTCAGTAAAGTAACCATCAGAGGCGTGCCGTTGTTCTGTGGCTGATTAATGTAAGGATTGTAATTGTTCATTCGGTTCTCCTTTTAAATATCAATCATCGAGCAAACCGATTAATGCTTCTTTTTGTGCGTTGGTTAATTTTACATAATCTGTAATTGCTTTGTTTGTAACCATATTAGTACTCTCTGAAGAAAGCTCCACATCAGCAACAATGGCTTCTGGTACGACCCAGAGATGTATTAGGCCAGTATCATCTGGCGAAGTTACCGTGCCATTGTTTACTTTTATTCCAGATATAATGTAGTTTGTATCCGGTGCGGGGAGAGACAATCTGGCATGTAATACATCTCCGCTAGTAAGCGTACCTATTAGTGACATTAGTCAACCTCCTCAGTGATAACAAGAACCGCTCGATCAATAAACGTATCGACTAATCCATCAGCTGTTGTTATCTGGATGTCGTATCGATACTGCCCATAGGTTAATTGCTTTGTGTCCACCGGATCGAGAACAAGTTTCATCGTATCAGTTGGTATCTCTTTTACTAGTATTGGAGGGACGCTGTCGTCGAATGTTTTCTTAACCGCAAAACGAATATAATCCCCATCGACAGGTTCGTAGGCCGAGCCATCAGCATTCTGCAAGTCCAAAAGAACTACCAATGAATCGCCCCTAGTCATGGTGATAGTTGTTCCGTTTACTCTATACAAAATATCACCCCTTTACTTCAAACCCACATATTTCCAGTTTGTCCAGTCACCACCATTTCTTCGTCGAATGGCAATCTTATCAGCGGCAAAACCAACGGCAACCTGAACATTGTACTCTGTTCCTGGCTTGGTTTTTTTACCGGGAACTTGAGTATAAACGCTATACTGATTTCCATTAAGAGACGCCGGCATTTTACCCTTGCAGTTACTTCGCATTCTACAGAAAGATTGTAGAGGCTCATCGATGCTATAATCGGTACCAGCATAAATAGTCAATCCGGAATTAAAGTATCCAAGAAGTGTATTGACATTTGCATTAATTGCTGCATCAGCTTGGTGTAGACTAGCATTGTCGTCACTTATGGTCTGTATGTTCTCATTTATTTTAGAAATATCATCATCATGACCATCAACCCTTGATGATGTGGCTGTGATCTGATTACCAAGATTCGCCGCTACATCACCATCAAGAAGTGCTGATATAGTATCTTTCCATGCATCAATCTCTGCAAATTTTGCATTTAACTGAGCTGTTACTTGAGCCTTATAAGATGCTATATATTCATCCAAGGTTATTGACGGGTCTACAATAGCTTTTACTATCGGCGTTTTACCATTTGCCGGCGGATCTGGATTACCGATGGCAGATGTTACAACTAAACTACTAGACGACGATGCTGCTTTAGGGACTTTAATAAATGCGATTGGATAATAGTAAACATCATTATTGTTATCGTCACTCGGAAAGCTGCTAGTCGGATCACTACTAGGTGCCCCCTCTTTACAAGCCAAATCACAGCTTCTAGCGCCCTTATTAACTCTAAGATATATGCAATCGATTCTTGGTAATGTACCGTGAGCCGCAGATAAAGTCACAGTACTGGTTGTATTAAGAACCCATACATGGTTAAACCAGGCTCTACCTGGACCGATACTAATGACTAGATCGTTTCCAGATGTTACTTTTGTTACTTCAAAGGGCGGAATTTTAACGGACTTACCGTTAACGGTTCTAGTTCCGCCAGGATAGTTTTCGTAGACCCCATCAGATATGAGGCCGTCAAATATAGAACTAAACTCATCAGCAGTATATATCCTCCGATTCGATTCTGTAGAATCAAAGAATCCGCTGGTTACGTTTGATGTTACGCTTGCTGCCATTCTTCCTCCTTTACTCTTCTCCTCCCATTACTTCTCCGAACATTTCGAAAGTCGGATTTATTGAGAAGCCTTCTTCATCGTCCGAAAACGTAACTTCAACGATCCTTGCTTTCGTTTCATGTCCATATACATCAGATATATCTACAACATCACCAAGTTTGTAATCGACGCCATATTCATATGTGGTTCGATAATCTACTTCCCCTTCAAAAGTTGTCGCTTTCTTATTAGACTCGCTATTTAAAGATTTCTTACCCTCGTCTTGTAAAGCAGCTTTTACTTTGGCCCATGCGTATGTTGTTTTATTGTCATCATCTTTATATGGAACATTCCTTGCATCGCAGAATAATTCCCTACGATATAATCCAGTATATACATCGAGATTTTTTCCACGACAAACCCAAGTAGTTTTATCCTCTATCTCTTCCTCATCGTTTTGATTCTGCTTTGGTTTTGGATACTGTCCTGCTATTAAAACTGTCGTTTTATACCCCTTAACGGATTCATAATAATCCGTATCAAATATGTTTTCTAATTGAGGAGAAAATGAAACTGGAAGATTACCATCGGTATTATCGCTGCTATGATCGTTGCCTATATATAAATAGAAATGAAACGTATTATCAGATTGGTGCCATGTGATCTTAAATCCGACCTCGGGATCTCTACTAGCACACAACTCGGTGATTATATCATAGAGATTCTCTCCCCAATACTCAATAGCGTCCATTTTTATCTTATTTGCAAGGGGTTCTTCCCACGTTCGACGAACGACCATGTTTGAAATTTTTCGTCTATCCGCAGCAGCTGTGATCTCATTAGCCCAATCCGATCCTATGTACTGAGCCCGTGGTGTAGACATTGCGTTTATTACAAGTTCTACTATAGATCGTTGAAAATTCATAGCTAGATTGAATTTTTTCTTAGTCCAAACTATTCTACGTTCTAATAATGATTCCAACGAACGACCAGTAACTATAAGTCGATTACCTTTTTCCTCATCAACCTTGATTTCAACACCCTCGATAATCATCAAGTGTTCGGACTGAGAAAAATATACATAGTAATCAGATTTCAAAACACTCAATAATTCACTAGTTGTCAACAAGGTTAACTCGAAATCACCGGCTTTATTATACCGATCGGTCCAGTTGAAACTCTCGTACTCGTCTATAACAGCAACCGTGTCGAATGATTTATTGAAAACATAAAGATCCATTACATACCCTCATATAATACTTTAAGATCAATGGACACCTCAACACGACCGGTTGTTGGTGTTGCTGACAACTCGTTATTGCCGCTGTATAGTTTTAGCCACTTCGATTGTTTATTCACCGCAGCAATAATATTATGTACAGTGCTCCCTCGAAACAGTTTTGCCGTTTTGTTTCCAGTATGAGTTGTAACAACTATTCGATCTCCTGATGATATGAGACTGCCCGTTAGTTTTCTTACAGTCTCTGAACTTATGGTTATTGTTTCATTGTGCGTATCATTTGATAAGGCTATATCTCCAGTTGCTGACTTACAGGCAACAGTCAGAGAGAAGCCAGTCTCAAGATCCCCATAGTATGGAATATTTCCAGTAATACGACTCTTCTTTCTAGAGAATTCCAAATGGTCTCTGTTCTCGGCCGTCTCTTCGTCAAAGTATATAGGAAATGTCAATAATGGCTCAGTATTTATAAGTCTAAGATTTGTAACTCCTACATCCTCGCTGATAAACCACGGATCGTTGCATACAATTGAAATTTGTGATCCTTCCATGTTAGTGAAGAAACCAATCTCATTTGATTCAACATAACCGGTTATAGAAGCACGTCTTCGATCGGTTATGAAATGTAAGGTAACTTGTCTTTTTATAGGAAAGAATTTGTAGGTTCTTTGACGTAGTGCTTCTACATCTAATATCTGGCCATCGGTTCCAGCAGTATTGTCTGTGTAGTAGATCAGAGTTATTACAATGTTTCTGCTTTCAACCTTAGCTGAATTATAGATACTGCCATCCGATCCGGCTCTACGAGTTGTATTAATATCGGCCTTTGGAGGGCCGAGACCAGTGATCCCGGCCACAAAAAAGCCTGACTTTTTAGGATTCTCAAGCTCCATCATGAGACTGTTTCCTGATGGATTCGTAACAGTAAACGAACGTATCATGCTCTAGCCCCTTTCTGTACAGCTATGAGATTCTTTGTTTGTCTATAAATATCACGAGAACGTAACGCTCTCGGCGAAGTAATGTTCTGTACATAAGAAACATTACTATTGTTTGTTACATTATTGGTTCCAATAGGACCTGTCTGGCGATTGAACGCGTCGTTTCTAGCCGCAGCCTTGATCGTAGTAGTTGTTCCACCGCTCAGAATATCATTGAGCTTTCTGAGTTTCCGAATAGCTTCGTCCGAATCGACAACTGGTGTGATTACAGGATCAAAGTCGATGTCAGAATCCTCAATAGCAGCTCCCATTTCGGCCATGGACTGTTTCACCTTAGAGATGGCAGTCTTCATGGTACCCGTAACGGTCTCAAATATCATCTTACCGTTCTTAAAGATACCAACGGCAAGACCCGCATCCCAATAGTAACCAACCTCTTCCATCTTCTTAGAAGGAGATTTAATAACCGCAGCTGCTTTAGCACTAGCCATAGCATTTTCCATAACGACTCTAGCCGCTGTATTTGTTATGGACATGTTATTACTCATACCACTAGCAAGACCTTCATCGAAATGAAGACCAACGTTCTGCACGTCTTGGGACGTAGCAACCTTATCCGCCTCGTTAGTTGAGCTAACGGAGACATCATTTGCTGCGCTTGTTGCCTTAGACTTATTACTACGCATTCCGGAAGCAAACTCTTGTGTCTGAGTTTTACCAGAACCTTTAGCATCACCATTCTTAAGACTCTCTGCTGCTGCAGTTGATACTTCTTCTGCTGCTGCATCGGCTTCTGTTTTTGACGCTTCAATGCCTTGAGTATAAGTTCCCATGCTGGTCGCCGCTTCGTCTGAATAATCCTGTTCGCCAATCGTAACGCCGATGCTATCAAGATACTGCTGAACGTCTGCCTCTGTCATCTCACTAGACGAGTTGAACGCTTCGGGCATTCCGGCATACAGCTGCGTGTAGTCTATCTGCTGACCATCTACAACGGCTTGCTGTTCGCCGCCAATGGTGCTCAACTTATTGAGCATCTCGGTCTCTTTCTGGCCAAGACCTTCTTCCGGATTAAAGCTGTCAACGATCTGCTGGCTGGCTTCAGAACTAGCCGATGCTGCTGCAGGCGTTCCTTCTTTAATCTTTTGTTCTGTCTCATCCATGAAGCCGGTAACCTTATTAGCTGCGTTGTTTTCAGCAAATGGTTGACCGTAGGAATCGACAATTGTTTGTGCTGACTCTTTTGCTGCTGGAGCCACTTCGTTTTTGGCCTTGGCTTCCATTTCAGCCTGGGCCTCTTCGAGAATTTGATCACTCTTTTCTTTGCCAGTTTCTACAAGATCGGCAGCCATGTCGTTTAGCGAATTAGCAACGTCTCCTCCGATAAGAGGAATCTTTTTGAACATTGCACCAAGCATGATCAATATAAGCGCCAAGAAGTCTCTCCATCCTCTAGACCAACCGGCTTTTATCTGGGCCCAGAGCATTGGGAATGCTTCATCAATCTTTTCCCAGATCCAAACAAACAACTCAGCAATAGCAGTAAGAACCGCCACGCAGACAGCTCCGAGACATTCAAGAAGCAAAAGACCAAGATCCACAATGGCTCCAGGTAAATATTCCCTAGCAGCTTTAATGATGTCGTCAAGACCTTGAATTATAGCCACGAGAGCAAGAGCAAGACCGTCGGTGACGCCTTTTATAGCTGCCGCTATGATTGTAGAAATAGCATTGACAACTTCTTCTTCTCGTCCGCTAACCGAAGCAACGATTGTGTCCATTCCGGTAGCGAACAGCACACAAGCCTGAGCAAATACCCATACAGCTGCTGCAGCAGCAAGAAGACCAAGACCAAGGAAAAGCATACCAGCGCCTACAAGAAATAAACCTGCTCCGAGGAAATTCCCAATAGCTCCAATAACAGCAGCAAATACTGCAATTCCTACGCCTAACAGTACAAGCATGCCCGCATACTTCTTAATCTGTTCCCCATTGTCTGTGAGCATCTTGATCGCAAACGCAAATATAAGCAGTGCTGCTGCTACGCCAATCAGAGACAGAACAACAACTCCAAACTCTTTCAGTCCTACGTTGGCCTCTTTCAAAAATACCGACAAGGCGGCAAGTCCCCAAATAGCGCCTATAAGAACGCCTATAGCAAGTGCTGCTTTCAACAACTTTGCAATTGGTAGCAAAGCAAATGCGGTAACTGGAATAACAAGAATCGTTAATGCAACTGCCATTAAAAGTAGTGCCGCAGCAATACCTTTCACGTCTGCAGAGACGCCACCAATGAATGCAATCATGCCAGTAATAGCAGCCATCAGAATAACAATGGCACCGATACCTTTTGCTAAAGTCGGAAGCTCTAACGATCCAAGAACCTCAACTGCACCGGCTAATTTCTGCAAACTTTTGCTAATGGCATAGATCAGAAGCGCTAAAGATGCCATTTTCTTAGCGTCACTCTTATTACCAAACTTGTCAGATATAAAGAGCAATCCAGCAAAAGTGGCGCCTAGTGCTACAATAACTAGACCCATCATGGCCAAGCCCTTAAAGAAAGACCCCCACGACATTGAAGTAAACTGGGCAATAACTTTGGCCATCAGAACCACAGCTACACCAATCGCCGCTATGATTGCAGCTATACCAAGAAGCTTAGTGAATTTACTAAATGCTTCTTTTGCATTGTCAATGAAACCGGTAATGGCTTCTTTCAGTTTATTCGTCTTCTCTTCGGCATCCTTTGTTTCAGTAAGCATCTTCTTTACAAAACCGAAAACAAGCATCAAAGCGATGGCGAATACCGTTACTGCACCCATTGCTACTACTGCATTCTGTAGGTTCTCTTTCGGAATTAATGAGAGTACAAATATAGCACCAGCAAGTATAACCAAAGCACTAGCGATTCTAAAGATCGAATCGGCCATTATCTGCCACTTAGCTGCACCGATTAGATCAGTTACATTCTTTGCAAGTTTCTTTATTGTCTTACCGAAGCCGGTAAAACCTTTTGATACTAAAGAAAGACCATTTAAGAAATCGTAAACAGCCTTCATAAATTTAAAACCAAGGACAACGGTAAGTAAACTCATTACCTTGCCCCAGTCGAAAGTGATGATACCCTTAACAAGACCACTTAAGAAGCCCTGTATCATCCCGACAACACTCTGACTAACTTCTTCTTCTTGACCATCAGGGAGTGCTTCTTTCGGACTAAGAGCCTGTTTTAGCTTCCCAAGCAGATCAAGAAACTCCTGAAATTTAGGTCCAGCAACCGTCTTAATGGTCTCGAATAAGTGCTGAGCGCTGGTCTTTACAGAATTGAAGAATGTCGGAATATCCGGAGCATTCGCCAAAGCAGTCTTAAGGTTGTTAAAGAACTCCTTAAAGTTACGACCCATCTCAATGAATGTAGAAGAAAGTTCGAAATTCTTAAAGGTGTCCTTAATTGTCTTTATTATCGGCTCAAATGTACCAAATATAATCCGACCGATGCCTGTCTGTTTAATGGCGTTCTTTATGTCTCCAAAAATTGCTTGAATGTTGGAGAACAAATCAATCCCCGCCAGAGCAGTCTTAAAATCATCGATCTTACCAACCACATAATCGATAAATCCGCCAAGGCTATCGAACTCACCGGACATGTTGCGAATCTTAGTAGCCGCTTCATCTGCCGTATAGCCTTTTTTCATTAACTCCGCTAGTCTTTCGGCAGGAGCCTTCTTGGCAAACTTAGTGTCTTTAGAGAATAACGCATCTATAGACTCGCCAAGCTTTTCTATATGCGCGCTAAATTTCTTAGCCAACGGACTATTTTGCCAGAAGTCATTGATATCATTAAGCCAGTTGGTAAATCCCTCACCTAGATTTGTCACTATCGGTTCGATGAAGGAATTAAGAGCTTCAAAGGCACCGGTAAGACCCTCGATAGCGCCAGACGCATCGTTGAACGCTCCAGAGAACGTATTAGATATAGTCGTACCTATGTCATCGAACATGTCTTCGATTGTCGCATAATTAAAGAGCTGAGCAAATGAATCGATTAACTGACAAATGGCATTGTAAGCACCTTCGCCGGCCGTGGTTATGGTATCGAACAATAAGCTAAATAAACCTGTTGCTCCGCCAAGAGTCTCGATTATCGGATCAAAGTTTATAGATAGGAACGTCTTGTCAAGAACGAACCAAATAGCATCTATGATTTTAGAAATAAAGTCAAGAGCCCCGCCAACAACAGCGACAACCGTATCGGCGAATGAATATATCTCATGCTGGAATCCGCCAACTGTAAAGAATGAGCCTATGAGAGATACAAGTTTAAGTATAACGCTTCCGACGAGCACTGCAACTTTTGCGACTAAAGGTAAAGCCTTTTTAGCGATTCCGGTAATTATTGTAAACAATCCTCTAGCTGGAACGAGGATTGACTGAACGACCTCATAAACCTGACCCAGTCTGTTTCTACCAGACTCAAGGTTTGGATTGAAATACTTCTTAATTTGGGTTGTGATTCTAAAGAAGCCTTTTGAAATGTCAACAAGAAGAGCTGACATTCGTTGTATGACTACAAGATTTCCGGAAAAATTCTTTCTATCAGCAAAGAATTTCTGCACTTTTTCAAAGTTTCCAAGTATTCTATGACCGAACAATGTCTCTAACGCCAGACCGATATACTCCGAAATATTCTTAAATGCGGTATATACATTCTTAAGCGCCTCGACTAAGTATTTATGACCATTGTTTTCCTTCCAAAGTTCAAGAATACCATTTCGAGTATCGGCTATACCGGCAATGATACCACTAAGCACGTTAGAAACATTTGTCCAAAGAGTTGTTGCCTCTTCCAAATCACCAAACAGGATTTCAAAGGTTGTAGCCCAGCCAGAGCCAACTGCTTCACGAAGGGAGTCGATCATAGCAGAATACGTTCTAAATTCCTGAGCCGCATCAAATGACTTCTGACCTAACTCCTCGATTCTCTTAATTTGCTCATCGGTATAATGAAGACCTTTTAACTTCTCAACCCAAGCTTTACGCTCTTCCTCAGTCATCTGTCTAGTGTCAGTAGCATAATTCTCAAGAGTCTGAGTAAGAACTTCGGTCGTCATCCATTGATTTGAAAGAGCGTCATTGAATCCAAGAGTAGAAGTGAATATATCAGAAACCTTACCCTGGGCATTTGTGGTAGTCGTTTTGTATCCCTCTTCAGTTTCTACTACAGTGCCCATAGCAACAGCCGTGTCAATCAAAGACTGCTTGAAGTCAACGGTCGCCATGTTAGCATTCTCAATTGACTTCCAGTCGATCAACTTAACCGAGCCAGATGACAAAGCCTGAGCGAAGTTATACATTGCTCGGGAAGCGTCATTAGCATTTGCACCAGCAAGAGCAGCCTGGTTTGAAATACCCTGAATAGCAGATACAGCAGGACCCAGCTTAACACCAGCATTAGTAAACTTACCAATACTAGATGTCATATCAGAGAACGAATAAATAGTCATATCAGAATATGTATTCAATTCGTTAAGCTTCTCTTTAACCGTATCTAGTTCTTCACCAGAAGAGTTTACGATTGTTCTAAGAGAGTCCATTTTAAGCTCGTATTCATGGAAACCACTGCCGATCTGGTCGACGGACATGGACTTAATCATGTTAGTCGTCCAATCAACGGCTCTATTTGATAGATTCTGAAAGACCTGATAACCGAAGGACTGCATGCGATTAAGAGAATCCTGAATGCCTTCGATTCCACTCAACACCTGTTTGAAATTAACCTGATCGGCAGCAACCTGAAGCTGCTTAATGCCGTTTTTTCCACCTTCGAACTGGGTAGCTTTGTCGAGTCTATCAAGATCCTGAATTGTTGAATCAACGCCTTTAGCAAACGCTGCGTTATCAAACTTCATCTCAACAATTCTTTGCTCTACTGAAGTGCTCATGCTTTAGTTACCTCCTCCCAGGCAGATTTCGCTATTTCATCAAAGATTGGTTTCAACGCTGGATTAATGTAATCGACACCTGCAACCCAACCACCGGTTCCAGTGCCGTGTCCGTATTGTATAAGAAGGGCGATTGGGATTGAGCGGTTTTCATTGGAGTTAGTCCAGGTTATTGTGACCGAATCACCAGTATCTTCTATGATGTAATCCCAAGAATTTGCGGTTGTGCCGGTCCTCTTTGGTGTTGCTTCACGAAGAGCTTCAACCCCCATTTGCCCGTATTTGTCAAGTTTGTCTAGGAATCTCTTTTGCTGTAGACTCCTAAGAAAGTTTCTAGTTTTGTCAAGATTTCCAGAATAAGAAAACTTGATTGTAGGAAAACTATTGGCCATTGAATCACCCCTTTGAGCCGTACTTTGCTCGTCGAGCTTTATTCAGCTGAGCATAGTAGTTCTGAGTCTCTTTGAATCCTCTCTTCTTCTTGGGGTTGCTCTCAATGCTGCAGACCTCAATAAGAGTCATCAAACGATTCAATGGCCACTTCTCAAATTCCTTTGGAATGTTCTGCATGATCATCCAACAATAGATAAGTTCGGAGGTAACGACTCGATTGGAACCGCTTTTTCCATGATGATTTATTGTTGTGGCCGTGTGTTTCTTCTCAATGTAATCCTTGATGTCAAGAAGATTCTCTTCCGTTAGACAACGATAGACATTTGGATCGACATTCTTTGTCAGTGTCATGAATCGAATGTAGTCCATGACCTGCTCATCAGTTTTCTCTTTTCTGGAAAGATAGGGGACTTCCCATTTGTCCTCCCATTTTGAAACAGAAACTAGTGAATGCTCAAGAAGCAAGGTTGTACCCTTGACTTCTGTGAACTGATTAGTCTGTCGATTGTACAATTCTCTTCCAGGAACAAAAATCTGGAGTGGCATCCACTAGCCTCCTTTCTTTAGTTTTTCACAATGGCGAAGTTGCTGCCTTCTTCAGTTTTCGGCGTGATTTCACGAACGAAACGAGCAGCATACTCTGCGTCTGTTGCCAGCTTCATGTACATCTGCGGGTACATGGGGCTGTACTGGAATTTCCGACGAGCGGCTTCATCCTTGATAAAGAGTTTGCCATCCTCAGACTTCTCACCATAAGCTGCAAGGATAATCTTCTCAAACAGCTCAATGATCCGGCCGCCATCCTGTTCCTGTGTGATCTTCTCAACAATCTCTTTGAGAGTTGCACCGGAACCGTAATTCAGTCTCATGATGTCTGGCTGGGACAGATCGAAATAATGTGTTTCTTCTCTTTCTACACCATTATAGTCTGTGTATTTAAAGGTTTCTTTAAACATAGTTCTCCTCCTTAGTTTTGCAACTTTGTCCTAATTTTGTCCTAAAAATCCTAAAAATCCTATTGACTATTTTCATTTTTAAAATTTAATTTTTTATTTTTTAAAAAAGTTAATAGGATTTATAGGATTTTTAGGATTTTTTTCAGGATTTTTTTGTAAAAATATGACAAAATAGTAATCAAGTAAGTGTCGTAATGACCTCAGCAGGCATCGGAAGGTACGGATCAGTGCCACCTGTACCGCCTGTACCGTAAAGCTTCGCTTCAAGAGCTGCCAGTTTTGTCGGGTCAGTTGTTCTGGAATCAACAATAAGCTGAGAAGTCGGCTTAAGTCCAGCGACACCAGTGTCAACCGGAACTGTGTCAAATTCCCAGCTGAACGTCATACCTTCCGGAGACTCGTTGATTGTCTCATAAGAAGATTCAGACGGAGAAACAGTTGCTCCATAGATCAGGTGAAGCTTATAACCTGCATCGCCAAGATCCTTCTTATCACTTCCGATAAGAGTTCTGAAGCAGAAACCGAAAGTCTTTCTGGACTGCTGTCCAGCTGTAAGACCAGTAGCAAGCTGCTTCGTTCCATTACATTCCATCCACTCATCCGGGAACATGAATGCTTCAATTGTACCGCCAAATTCCTCAGTACCTCTGAGGTTGGCATAGATCTGGTTATCAGCATACTGCTTGTTGGAGTCACCACCAGACGGAGACTCACTTACGCTTGTAAGACCGGACCAAGCAACGCCGGGAGCATACTTACTGTTCTGATTGGTGCTTTCTTCATTGTAGACATACAGGACACCCCTGTCAGTACCCGCTTCTACATACTTCTGACCTTCCTGGTCCCACTTTAAAGTAAATTCAGTTGTAGGCATAGGATGTTTCCTCCTTAATAATAGAGTGTGTAAACTTCGTGATTTAAATTGTCTGCTTTGTAACCACGTTCATGGTCGCAAAACATGAAAAGAGTCGGGAATTCCTGAAACAAAGACCAGTCCGGGTCCTTCGATATGAGAATTACCGAATACCTTGTGTAACCTCGGTATTTAATGTTGTCCGCCTTGTCGAAACTAATCTTCTCTCTTGAGTAGATGATTCGATTGCCGCGGTTCATTTGTAATCCATCTGGCGGCTGGAAGTATACGTGCTCAGAACCAAGAGCTTCTTCCAGTTTCGCATGGAGTTCTTCTCTTGATTTCATTCGTATAAACCTCCAACCGTCAAAGCAATTCGTGGGTAATTTGTCGGATCTGCAGCTGTTACCTTCCACTTCTGCCCGAGATACTCGACGTATCGAATATGAGCGAAGTTCTTGTAGGCAAACGGGTCAGCAATGATTTCGATTGTAAAGTCAATCTTGATGTCATCGATAACCTGACCCGAATTCTGGTATGAGCTTCTCCAGTTTAGTTTGTCGCCAGAGTAAGGATACTCTTCCGGTTCACCATCCTGCCAAACGCCAGGTGCGGTTTTTACCGGAATTACAAATCCGACATTGCCATACCATCTAGCCATGCAAAATTACCCCCATTTTGATTACGCCTGCTTGCGAATGTAGATAGCAGAGTACGGCTTGATCAGAGCGCCAGAGCAGCGTGTCTCGATCAGGTACTTCTCCTGGTTGTAATCGATGTCGAAGTCTTCGAACATGTTGACGGAGCCGCCCTTGTCAGCGCCTACATTGTAGTCGTTAAGGTTGACGATCAGCATGTAGAAGTCTGCCGGTGCATACTCTTCCGGAACAGTAACGATGCGGGAAACACGAAGCTTTGTAGCCAGTTTCTGCTCATCAGCATAGAGCGGATGGCCGATTCCATCCTCAAGAAGCAGCATGTCAGAAAGAAGGTCTTCTGTCATGAATGCGATCGGGCTGCCGGAGCCTCTGTAGCCCTTACGGGACTTAATAGCACCACGAATGATTGCCTTAGCTGTTGCATCGGCGTCAGCACCCTGAGCAACATCCCACTTGATGCAGAAGAGGTCGTCTTCCTTAAGGATCGGACGAATGTTGTCTTCTTTGATCTTATCCTGGCTGAGCGGGCTTCTGCCGTCACCGAAGATGTAAGCACGAGCAAGTTCCTCATCAAGCTTGCCTCTCATCTCACCCTTGATCCATGCAACAACATCGAAGTCAGTGATGTCGATGATGTCATCACGATCCATCTTCTGCTTCTTGTAAACGGTTGTCGGGGTGGTTACCCTACGAAGCAGACCAAAGACCTCCTCAGTCTTGCGGTTGCCCTTCATGTAACCCTTAGCTCTGGCCTCGTCCTCGGTAATGTCAGCGTAAGTTGTCTTAATTCTGCTGAACGGTGTGTGATGTACGCCGCCCATAACGACCTTAACCCACTCCTGATTACGATCGATAAATTCCGGAGTTGTGCCGTTGATGTTCTTTGCATCCGGGAACAGGTAATCGATAGACTCAATACCGTACTCAGCAGCGTGGGACAGGAATGCGTCACTCAGTCTGCCACCGCGGCCTTTGACATCGTCGAATACGCCCTGCTGAAGTTCCATATACTCAGCGTGAGAAAGCTCGGAACCACCTTCAGCAATGCCTTCAAATACATTAAATTTCATATCATTGTCTCCTTCCATGTCGAAGTGTTCGGCCTCTCCGCCGTCTTCATCATCTTCATCTTCATCGTCGCCTTTGTCTTTTTCGCCGGTCTTCTTCTTAAGATCAGCGGCGTTTTCAACAGCATAGGCGAATGCTGCATAAACTGTGTTTCTTTCCTCTTCCGGAAGACCATTGAGAATTGCTTCCAGATCCTTGGGTTTTCCAGCCACTTCCTTTTTCCCCTCTTCTTTATCTTTGCTTTCTTCTTTATCATCTGCATGCTCAAGCTCTGAGTTGTCGAAATATAAATGCTCGCTCATTGAGTCCATGTAGATCGTTGCCTCATCAGCCTCAAAGTCTGACTCCCAACTTCCATCAGAATGCTCGATAATCGGATACTCGATCGTAGCGCCATCGTTTGCACCAGCAAGAACGAGTGAAACTTCACGAACTCTGCCGTGATAAACTCTTCCGTTACTCTCTTTAAGCTGGTTTGCATAGATACTAAGAGCCGTGACATCTCCGTGCTCAATCAGCTCTTTGGCGTTCTGACCCATGTCAGTATTGTTCAAATATCCCTCTGCCCACAGGCCCTGCGGACGATTAGAGAGGATGCAGTGACCGATTACAGCGTCTACATCCTTGTGATTGTGCATATAGACGAGCGGAACTCTTTTGCCGTCCATATCTTTGAAAGCATCCTGCTGGATAGTCCGTCCATCAGTGCATCTGATGTTGTTTCTAGAGGCCCACCCTGCAAAATCGTATTTCATGTCAATTCCTCCTTAGCCTGCCTTTTGTTTTGCTAAAATATCCTTAATAACGGCAGCGTCCCCACCGCCCTCGGGAGCCTCTTCAGCAGGCTTTTGTGCTTCTTCTTTCTGGTTAATGTTCTTGTTCCTAAGCTCGTCAGCACCTTCCTGAGTAGACGGCTTGAATCCGATAATCTGACGTACTTCATTCGAGGAGAGAATCTCGTTTCGAGTAAATTTGTCGGCAATGTCAGCCATCTGGTTAACTGGTACTAACCGGAACGCATCACGGAAGAACAGAATGTCCTGGCCTTGTGAACGAGCAGTCTGTGTAAGGAACTTCCAACGCATTGCATCGACGATCGCTGAGATAATCGGCTCTACGGTCCGATTATGGTAGTTCAGCATCGTCTCTTCGTTGGCCGTTCCAGCAAAGACTTCTTCGGTCATGCCTAACTGGCTGTAGACCATCTTTGTATAGAATTCAACTTGTGCTAGGAGTTTGTTTTCAATAGCTCGATTGAGCTGCGTGATGTGTTCTGCGGCGTCAATGTAAGCGATGCCGTATTTGGAATCGGCCAATTGACCCTCAATTTCGGCCCGTCTCTGTTCTGCAGCTAGCTTTTTGGCTGGTGACTTAAGTGGGTAAGGAAGTTGAATAATGAGATCGAGCTTACCGTTAGCGTTCTGTTCATCAATCGTATCAAGCAAGTTGAGTTTCCTGATCAGTCGCTGTAAAGTCGAATTATACTGATTCATTACAGAGTACAGCGGATTCTCAATGATTGCAGTGAACGATTTGTCAACAAAAATCTCCTCGTGTTTGCCCGTATCTTCGTTATAGAGGTCGACCTTTACCTGGGTTGGATACCACTCAAGTACCTTGCCGCATCGGAGTTCAAGCGGATCGAAACTTCCACTAAATGGGTTTCCATCAGCTCGTGTAGGAACAACAGCAATCACACCTTCGTCCATCAGCGACATAGCAACATCCTGTCTGAATGCTCTAGCCGTCTGATCTCGATTGGCAGCCAGGGTAAAACAAGAATTAAGACCGGACTTCATGGATTCTTTGTAACGTCCATTCTCGTCCAGTCTTACATGTTCAACCCTTAATGAAGCCACGTCGATGGCAATTCTGGTGTAGATTGCATTAACAAAAGAGCGCTCATTACCGTAATGGAGTCGTTTGCGATCCGGTCTCTGAGCGCTTCCGTATTCTCGTCTAATTGTCGGGTCTCTGCCCATGAACGCATTCCACGCATTCGTAAACCTATTTAGTAAGCCCATAGGCAATTACCCCCATTTTGAATTGATTCTAGTCATTACGCACCTCGCCGCACTGAGTTACCACTGCCAGTCGATCCTCGACGTTTTACGCCAGTACTGGACTGCGTTACGCGTTTGGTTCTGGAAACCGGCTTACGTCCAGGGCGTCTTATGACGACTCCGGAGCCACCACTAGTGTGTTTCTTCTTTCTAGCGCGAGGTCTAGATGAAGTTGAAGCCTCCCTGGAAGCCTGTTTAGCTAAAGCGGCGGCTCTACGATAAGAACCCTCGGCAAGACGTCCTTCTGTTTCTGCTGCATCCATATAAGCTCTACCTTCAGCATAGGTATTAAATCCATAACCAGCAGCTTCATCTCTGTATTCTTTAGCCTTTATCTGATGATCTGCAGCATTCCAGACTGCCGCTTTTGCTTGATCCTTAGCCGTCTTTGCTTTAGAGCTTCCATTGTTATGTAGCTTACTATTAGGGCCCTCGCTATAGTAATACGCAGCCTGATCCATCGTTTTTGGAATCTTTGTCCTTTTATGGACCTGTTTGTATTTACCAGTGGCTTTATCGTAGAGTCCGGCTATAGAATGGTCGTATTTCCACTGGGCACGGTTGGCTTTCTCGGTTGCCTCCCATTGATTTACGCGAGCACCCTTAGCCTCTTTATCGAGTTGTCTTGCACCTTCTTTATAGGCCATGTACTCTCGAACATTGCCGGCTTTCTTATTGGCGTTTGCAGCTCGACCCTGAGTATTAGCACGTCTGGCTATATCGTCGGCATCCTTACGCTTTTGAACCATCTCTTTATGGGCCTCAGCAGCCTGAGTCTTGTACTTTCCGCCAAGGGCGTCATAGGCTTTTTCTTTAAATGACTTCGGTTTCTCGCCAGTTTCACCAACGGCTAAACCCCTCGTTCCACTAGAACGATTCCCGTTAATGACTAGATGCTTATCTTTCACAGAAATTCTCTTAGCCTCAGCAACGGCTGATCCGACCTTCGAAGCAGCGCCACTGAGTTTGCTAGCCATCTTGGTCCTGTACTCAGCTACAGACATACCGGCCTTCTTAGCCATCTCTTTGAGCTTCTCGTCATCTTCAGCGAATCCGCCTCCGCCGCCACCTTCAGCATCTACGCCCTTACCAGCCATGAAGTGTTTACCCCACTTCATACCACGGACGCCATGGTGTTCAAGGTATGGTTCGCCGGCATTGATGAAGAGTGTACCGTTTTGAATTGTGAAAGCGTCGTGCTTTGCTTTCTTCTTTTTACTAAAAGAATTTTCGTTCAATTTCTTATCCAAAGCCTCTCCTCTATACCCTAGGTTTTGTAATGATTGTTTCTTGGCCCTGGTATAAGCCTCGTTAGCAAATTCAGTACCAAGTTTCTCTCGATTATCTTGATACTCTTCAAAAAGTTTAGCTCGCTCCTTCGTCCATTTCTCTTCTCTGGCCTTATCTGAGATCTTTTTCGCTACAGCATCGACAGGATGTGTAACTTTATTGAGGACGTTCTTAGCTTTTCCTTTTATTACGCTAGCTGCAACCTCACGATCATACTTAGTTGGATTCCCAGCTCGTGTCATATCATCTTGATGCTGATAGTCCTTGATTATAGTATCGATAGCAGCTTTCGCTGCTTTTTCGTCTTGCTTTTTAGTTCGCTCTTCCTCTGCGTTTTCTTTAACGTCCTTAGCTTTCTCGGCTGCCTTACGATTTACATAGCGACCCTTGTCAAATGGAAGCGCCTCTTTAAGCTTAGCAAATCCTCCGCCATCATCATCGTCAGATCCGTCGTCCTGCGGTGACTGGTTGGGTTTACCAC